TTTCAAATGCATATGACGAGGTCTTTAATACTGGATACATTTGGATAGTCTATGAGTCTGGAATTGATCCATATGAAGATGTAGAAGAGTCTGAGTCTGACTTTGGTATATGTAATCTATTTTTAGATCTTGATGGTTATGACGTGCCACAATACCTATACCATACCGCACCAACTCTTGGAGTCCTAGGGACCGCTATAAAATTCCATGGTCTACCTACATCAGATCCCGGTCAAGTAGGAGCTCTTTATAAAGACCCAAATACTTTGGATGATCAGGCAAGTCCTATTTTAATCTCCAACGGGCCATAAACGAAAATGAGTTGATATTTATAAGTACAGGAGAACTCCATGGCTGAAACAACTAACTTATTTGCTGGCACCGCGACATTCAATCCCGGCTTCGGACAAACCCCTTTTGGGACATATGACAATCAAGGCACATACAATACTGATGTAGAATCTACAGCTCTATGGTGTGCCAAAAGGCTTGGCTATCCTATTGTGGACATTGAACTACAAGCTGTTCATTTCTTTGCATGTTTTGAGGAAGCTGTCACAGAGTATGGTGCACAGATACAAAGATATCAAATTCGCCAAACCCTTTTAGATGCCTCATCGCAACCTAAAACCAACTTAACCACAGGTTCAGCAGACGGACTTAATGGCTTAATAAGTCTAACCGAACACTATGGAACGGAAACTTTAACAGGTGGTAATACAGATTTGAAAAGTGGATATGTTTCAGTAACGTCTGGTTCTCAAGTTTACGATCTGCAATCATTATGGGGAGCAGTTAGTGAAAGTGGTAAAAGATTAGAAGTTCGTAAGGTCTTTCATGACAGAACTCCTGCATCAATCCGTCACACAGATCAATATGCATTAGGTAACAATAGTGCTATGGCAGTTAGCGAATTTGGACTACAAAACAGAGGAGCTGGTGTATCATTCATGATGTTGCCAATATATGATATTCTACTACGTCAACAACAGGTTGAATTTAGTGATCTTGTCCGGAAGTCTCAATATAGCTTTGAGCTTCAAAATAATAAAATAAGGCTATTCCCAAACCCAACTACAAATTTTAAAATGTGGTTCCAGTATTTTGTAAAATCTGACAAGTACACAGACAGTCTAGGTGATGCAGGTACAGTTTCTAATTTTGCTGACATAGATTATAGGTCTTTGAACTATTCAACTATCAATGCTCCGGGAATACAATGGATCCGAAAATATGCATTAGCATTATCCAAAGAGTTGCTAGGAATAGTCAGAAGTAAATATAGTTCTATACCTACTCCAGGTGGAGACATTACAGTAGATGGGGACACATTAAGAAGTGAAGGAGCTTCCGAAAAGGAATCCTTGATAGCTACTTTAAGAGAGGATCTCGAAGCATCTTCTAGAAGAAATATGCTTGAGGCTAAAAAAGACGAAGCAGAATTTCTCAGAGAAACAATTACTAATATCCCATTAAACATTTATATAGGTTAATATGGGATTATTTGGATCATATAGAGATGTAAGACTATTCAACGCAATGAATAAGGAACTTATAAATGAGGTAATAGGCATATCTGTTGACATCTATAAATCCTCGCTGAAGGATATGAATGAAAACCTATATGGAGAAGCTATAAACAAAGTATACTTTCCAGGTGTTAGAATTGCATGTATGGTAGAAGTTGACTCCAAAGAATATACATCTGATGAGTTTGGTATAGATTTCAACAAGACAGCAAGATTTAACTTTCTTAGAGAGGAATTAAGAACAGTGGCTAATCTGAAACTTGAAATTGGAGATATCATTGGTTGGGACGATGCTTATTGGGAAATTGACAAAAAAAGCGAAAGCCAATATATAGCAGGTAAAAATCCTTCTACTGATAAAGGCGACGGTGCTCACGGAGGAAACTTTTCAGTACTGTGTGAAACTCATCAAACACGTAAAACAAAGCTCAATATCGAAAGGATACATAGAGCATATAATAATAAGCTTAGGAACATATAATGGCAAAAGAGATAAATAGATCCAAAGAGATCGATATGACCGACTCTAAAAAAGCCATTTCCCTAGGCTTATACGACATAGATTCTGTTATTAAGTACTACTTTGATAATGTAATCCAACCCACCGTTGAAGGACAAGACGGCAAAGCTCCTGTACCTATAATATATGCCTCTCCTGAAAAATGGAAGTCTATATCAAAAGGTGGATTCCTTAGAGATTCAAAAGGTAAAATACAACTACCTGCAATAGCATATCAGCGAACCTCAATGGAAAATTCAATAATTGGAACAAAAGTGGATGTAAACAATCCCCTTGTCCAATCATACCAAAGGGCATATTCTTCTAAAAATAAATATGACAACTTTTCACGCCTAAATAGTAGAGCTCCAATCAGAGAATTTACAAATATAGTCATTCCTGACTATGTCAAATTAACTTATGAGTGTATAATCTGGGCAGACTATATAGCCCAGTTGAATTTGATTATTGAAGACATTAATTATTCTGCAAATCAATATTGGGGAAATGATCGTTTGAAATTTCTTTCAAAGATATCTTCTTTTGCTACATCCCTAGTCTCAGAAAGTGGGGAAGACCGGGCTTCAAAGGCCACATTCACAGTAGAAATGAATGGCTATATCATACCAAATAATATCCAAAAATCACTAAGTAATTTTAATCCTAAAACATTTTCATCAGCAAAAATCATTATAGGTGATGAAGCATTAAAGTCTATGGACGACATACCAAATCAAGAATAAGAGTTTATATTATGCCAAAAGAAAACAAGTTTACAACAGAAGAAATGGAAGCAGTTTCATCAATTAAAACATCATTCGAAGAATTAACATTTAAATTCGGTCAAATCGAATTAGAAATCCAAAATCTCGAACTAGAAAAAGCAAAGCTAAGAGAAGAGCTAATTTCAGTAAAAGCCAATGAATCTAAAACCATAGCCGGTATAACCACTAAATATGGTGACGGAACATTAGATCCAGAAACAGGCGTTTTTATTTCCAAATAGGTGATGTTTGGAAACCCTGAAATATATTTATATATTGAATAATAATACAATCTATTAGGAGACAAACAAATGGCTGAAAAATTAATAAGCCCCGGTGTATTTACGCAAGAAAACGATTTGTCATTTATACCACAAGGTATCGGTGAAATAGGTGGAGCCATTGTAGGTCCTACTGTAAAAGGTCCTGCGCTAGTACCAACACGAGTAACAAGCTATCCAGAATACGTTCAGCTATTTGGCGATACCTTTGTATCTGGTAGTACTCAAGCAGAGTACTTAACATCAATCTCAGCAAAAGAATATTTAAAGCATTCAGGTGCTTTAACAGTGGTTAGAATCCTTGGAACTGGCTATACAAATGCAACGGCATCTGTAACTCCATCTGGATCTTCCGTAGGAGATGTATATGCAACTGCAAATTATACTATTACGACATTCGCAATAGGTGATGAATACCAGTTCACATCACCTACAGGTGTGGTAACAACCTTTGTTTCACATGATTCAAGTACAGGCGACTCACAAGATGGTTCTACGGACTATTTCCTCGCAGGAGGCACGGCTATAGCCCAAGCAACTGCTTTAAAAAATGCAATCAGCACTAACGCTCGAGTAGATATAACTGCTGACACTGATGGGGCAAGTCTTGAGGTTTCTGGATCTGTAATGGGAACAGCATATAATGGATGGATATTATCTTCATCAATTCACTCTGCACCTTCGGATTACCTTGGTCGATTCATAACCACAGGTGGTCATGATACAGCAGCAGCTGGAACCACTCCATTTAAACTCAACACTCATGCAGATGGTTTAACAGCTAATTCAGTAGGTGGTGAAACAACTAATAACATCTTACTAAGTGGATCAAGCGACAATATAAGATATGAGATTTCAAACGTCAGCGAGAAAAAGGGTACATTCACTCTATTGATTCGCCGAGGTGATGACACATCTAAACGTAAAGCTATTCTAGAAACTTGGTCAGGACTAAGTCTTGATCCAAATTCAAATAACTTTATTGGTAAGGCAATTGGTGATCAATACAACACTCTTGCATTAGATGCATCGACAGGAGGCGAATACCTTCAACCAACAGGTAATTTCCCAAACAAGTCTAAATATGTCTATGTATCAGATGTGAATGAGATACCAAACTATCTTGATGCAAATGGAAACACAGCATCTGTAAATCTTAAGAACCTACCTAAAGCATCTTCAGGATCTTTCGGAAGTGGTTTAAACGGAGCTTCAGCACCTGGAACGGCTTCATTCTTTGAGAATATCTCAGCAGCGAATGTACAGGGCTTTGATCCTAATACTGCAGCAAGTGGTTCAGACTCATATAAATCAGCAATAAACTTATTAAGTAATGCCGATGAGTATGATGTTAATATGATCTGGATGCCAGGACTAAATGCTTCAGACCACTCTGTTCTGACTAACAAGCTAATTACTGCTTGTGAAACAAGAGGAGATTGTTTTGCTGTTATTGATCCTTGCTTAGCTAAAAAAGATCTAGGAGTTCCTGTCCAGATAGCTTCAGCTCTCGACACAAGCTATGCAGCAATGTATTGGCCTTGGGTACAGACTTCGGCAAATAATAAATTCGTATGGGTTCCACCTTCAACTCTCATTCCTGGTATTTATGCCTTTAATGATAAAGTTGCTGCTGAATGGTATGCTCCTGCAGGTCTTAACCGAGGTGGTTTAGAAACTGTAGTTCAGGCAGAGCGCAAGCTAACACATGCAAACCGTGACACTTTATACGAGGACAATGTTAATCCTCTAGCAACCTTCCCAGGTGAAGGCGTAGTAGTTTGGGGTCAAAAGACTCTTCAAAAGAAAGCTTCTGCTCTTGATCGTGTGAATGTACGTCGATTACTAATCAATCTTAAAAAATTCATAGCTAGTACTTCTAAATACTTAGTATTCGAGAACAACACAGCAGCTACACGTAATAGATTCTTAGGTTCAGTTAATCCATACATGGAAGCTGTTCAGCAGAAACAAGGTCTATATGCATTTAAAGTAGTTATGGACGAGTCTAACAACACTGCAGATCTTATTGATAGAAATATCATGAAAGGTGAGATCTACCTCCAGCCTGCAAAAGCTGCTGAGTTTATCGTAGTTGACTTTAACATCATGCCAACAGGCGCAACTTTCGAAGATTAAGATATTTATATATAAGGAGAAACACTAAATGGCAAATTTAATAGAACCAAACGAGCTAATGCACACTAACTTTGAACCTAAGGTTGCAAACCGGTTCATAATGAGCGTTGATGGAATACCATCATATCTTATCCGTAAGTGTCCTAGACCTGCAATTAAGAATAATGAAGTAGCTATCAAGCACATGAACAAAACCCGATATATTAAGGGTAGAAGTGAATGGGAAGCAATGTCAGGAATCGAACTTTACGATCCGATTGTCCCTTCTGGAGCACAAGCTGTAATGGAGTGGGTAAGACTACATCACGAATCTGTAACTGGACGAGACGGCTATTCAGATATGTACAAAAAGGAAGTCACAATCAATGTACTAGGCCCAGTAGGCGACAAGGTTGAAGAATGGACCCTAAAAGGTGCATTCATCACAGGAGCTACATTTGGAGATTTATCATATGAAGAGGACGGAACTCCCCTAATGATTTCTCTAGACCTCAGATTCGATCACGCTATCTTACAATACTAAAGGATAATTATGGCACTAATAGCTAATACAACAATGTCTATATTCAGAGGTACAGTCACAGATCTAGAAGACTCAGATGATGTAGGTACACTATCTGCTGCAGTAAATGCACATTTGCTGACTATACATACTGGAAGTCTCATATCGGTAAATACTTCGGTAATACCCACGACTTCTTATATCGAGTTAGGAAAGGACAATCATACAACCGAAGTGGTAGTCACTGTAGTTCATGTGTCAGGAAGTGGCCATACCTATATGGGTCAGGCTTAGATCTAATAGATTAAATACTATATTAAGAAAGGCTCCTTAGGGAGCTTTTTTTATTGCTATATATTTATATATACGAACCACAAAAGGAACACCAATTATGAATAAAGTTACAGACGATTACCCGGGCAAAGCCCTTTCCACAGACGACCTAAAACAAAAACTTGCTAGTGAAGCAAATATGTCTCTTATCAAAGAGTCTAAATTCCCAACAGAAATAGTAGATCTCCCAAGTGGCGGCATACTATATCCTCCAGGAAGTGCACTGGCTTCAGGTAAGGTCGAAATGAAATATATGACGGCAAAAGAGGAAGACATCCTGACATCAGCAAATCTAATCCAAAAGGGCGTAGTTATTGATACCCTACTAAGAGCTTTGATTGTTAGTAATGGAGAAGGCCAATCCGTAAATTATAATGATTTAGTTGTTGGGGATAAGAACGCAATTATGATAGCTGCAAGAGTATTGGGTTATGGTGCTGACTATCCTGTTGAAATGTCGTGTCCATCATGTGGTGTTAAACAAAAACAGTCTATTGACCTAACCACTATAGAAAATAAAAAATGCGACACAGAAGCTGCAGATGAAAATGGCAGATTTGCATTTAAGCTACCGGTAGCTAAGAAAACCCTAACCTTTAAAATACTAACTCATGCTGATGAAAAGCTCGTAGAAGCCGAATCAAAACGCATGAAAAAAAAGAAGGTTGGTGGTAATGGTGTAACATATGAATTAACAAGCAGGTTTAAATATATGATTGTAGCCATAGATGGTGAAGAGGATAAGACGGCTATCAGAGCCTTTGTCGATAATGATTTCCTTTCAAGAGATTCGTTAGCATTCAGGCAGTACGCTGAATCAGTCTCTCCAGACGTTGACATGACTGTTTATTTTGAATGCGACAGTTGCGGTCACGAAGATTCTTCTGTACAGATGCCAATGAACGTCCACTTTTTTTGGCCTAGGGCTTGAATACAAGCCCGTTCTGCACAAGCAAATCTTTGAGCTAACTTATCATTCTCAGGGTGGTTTCACACACACAGAGGTCTACACTTTGCCAATCCACCTCCGGATGTTTTATTATAAAACACTAGCAGATCAGCTAAAAAAAGAGAATGAGGCAAACAAAAAAGCCAGCAAAGGGTAATCCCTAGTTTCCGAACAAAACTCCAAAGCAGTGATATTTATACTCGAGTACACATTTACTCAGGAGCTGACATGAACAACGAGAAAAAACTTAGAAAAGCCTTAAAACCTATGATCATGGCTCATATGGCTAAAAATCCCAACGAGCTAAAAGAGGGTCTTTTCGACAGAGTTCTAGATCACATAGAGGGGATACTCCAAAAGTCAAATACTAAAAATTACAAAGCTAAACTTGCATCGATAGCAAAAGGTTCTCCTGAAGGCAAGGCAGCAGTAAAAAATTACACCACAAAGATGCTGGATCTCGACAAGGCTATGAAAGCAGTTGAAGCCCAAATAGCATTAGAACGCAGTTAATCTTAAATGGCAAAAAACGGACCTTCAGCCAAAGAACAAGCAGAAGTTAATGCGTTCAAAGACTTGTATAGAAGGGGTCTTGAAAAAGAAAAGGCATTAATAGATCAGATAATTGCAGCGGAAGAGGAAAGAAGAATATCTTCTATGGGGTTTGTAAAGGCGCAGTCAGACATACTTGCTGCTACTGCTCGCCAACATCAGCGTCAAGACGATCTTACTAAAGCATTTACCGGGTATAAGGACAAGTGGAGGGATTTTAAAGAGATAATCACAGACCCTAAGATTGCCACAGGTATGTTCTTAGCAATGGGAGCAAAAGCAGCAAAGGATATTTCTGGTACGATCATGGACGCTAATAAAGCTATGGGTCTTGGATATACTCAAGGTCTAGCTATGTCTGGTACTTTGGCATCTTCAGTTAAAAGTGGAGTCCTGCTAGGTATAGGATTCAAAAAGGCTGCTAAAGCAGCTTCAGCTCTTGCCGATGAAATGGGGGATATTAGCGAGGTATCTAAGGAAGCAATTCTTTCAGTCGCCAAGCTTGATAAAAAGTATGGTCTGGCAGGTGCTTCAGCAGCTAAGCTATTTAACCAAATTAAATTAATTAATGGTGGTTCTGATGCTACGGCAGCAGCTACGATTAAATTTACCGAAGGTCTAGCCAGAGCCAATAATGTAGCTCCCGGAAAGGTCATTGCAGACATGGCTGCTAATACTGAATTCATGGCTAAGTACATGAAAGCGGGTTCAATGTCAATGGCAGAAACTGCAGTTCAAGCAGCTAAGCTGGGTACATCTATGTCAGCTATAGATGGTATGGCAAGTAGCATATTAAATATTGAGTCATCTATAGCAGCAGAAATGGAGGCGTCTGTACTTCTAGGCCGCCAGATATCATTTGATAAAGCCCGACAACTAGCTATGGCTGGTGACACCCTTGGAATGACCAAAGCAATTCTTTCCCAAGTCGGTGGTATTGCAGGATGGGAAAAAATGTCCGTTATCCAAAGACAAGCATTGGCTAAAGCTGCTGGAACTGACCTTTCAACAATGGAAAAAATGATAGCAAATAAAGAAAAGCAACTCACTATGGGTACTCAAGAAGAAGCTACCCAAGGAAAGTTATTAGGATATTATAAGGACTTCAAAGCGTTTGGAAAGGAAAATATTGGTATGCTTTCTACCAGTATAAATATGCTAGCATCAATATCAAATACCAAGCTTGGAACATTTATAGCAGACAAGGCAGCGATGATATGGACAGCCATGAAACACAAGGCTCAACAGATGTTCAACACCAAAGCCCACAAGCTAAGAATGAAACAGATTAAGGCTGAAAAAAAAGCAGCTAGCGGAGGAACTCCAGATGCTGCAGAAGGTCCTGATCTACAAGCTATAGTAGAAGATCCATTAGGAGCTGTTCAAGATGCTGCCACAGATAAAGTAACTGGAGCAGTCGAAGGAGTAATTTCTCCTACAGAAATGGAAATGCCAGACACAGAAGCTTTAGAGACTCCCGCTCCACCTGACAATGGAGGATCAATAAAGGAAAAAATGAAAAATATTGCAGAAGGTCTTAAATCTTTTGCATCAGGCAAGGTTTTACAAGGAGCCTTTAATTTGGCGTTATCTACCCCAAGTCTACTTCTTTTAAGCATAGCAGCTATTCCTTTGAAGTTGGTTGAAAAACTGAACGGCGAAGTTCTTAAACTAAATTTAAAGGGAATAGCCCAGGGAGTTAAAGCATTTTCAAAGTCAGCTGTCGGGGCTTTAGTTTTAATGTTGGTAGCTCCTGCTCTGGCAATGATGCTTGTTGCAATACCATTCCTAGCATTTATGTCTATTCCCGGAATCGGAATCGCAGTACAAGCCAACTTCATAGCATTAGCAGCAGGTCTTGCTGCATTTGGTAATCCAGGAACAGCATTATTTGTTCTGATCGGAATAGGTCTTTTGGCTTTATTAGGCATTGCAATGATCCCATTTGCATTTGCATTGTCATTGATCACACCACTAATCGAGGCATTTGGAAATATTATAATTGGAGTATTCCAAGCAATGCCACCAATAATCGCAGCAGTAGTTGAAGGATTTGTTCTGCTGATGAATTCAATAACTCTTCAGGGAATTCTGGGAATGATGGCACTAGGTCCAGCATTAGTAATGACTTCGATGGGTCTTATGGCACTAGCTGGAGGCTTATTATTACTGACTCCGATGATCCCAACCCTTCTGATCTTTACCCTTGCATTTTCATTATTGACCCCAGCAGCTGAAGCATTTGGTAAAGTCATAATTGGTGTTTTCGGAGCACTCCCACCTATACTAGAAGCATTAGCTGCTGCATTTGTTGCTATAGCTCCTGCAATACCTTTAATAGCATTGGGATTCTTAATGCTAGTACCAGTTGTACCCTTTATGCCATTCATAGCAATGGGCTTATTAGCAATTGGAGCGGCTATAGCAACCGCAGCAATTGGGTTTGGTATTTTCAAATTCATCGGCGGCGTGGAAACAATAACTGCCTTAGCTCTAAGTATGCCTTTACTAGCACCAGCAACTCTAGAACTAGCAGCAGGTATAGGTGCTCTTGCAGCAGTGGCATTTTCACTTCCGGTTATAGGATGGGGAATGAAAAGCTTAGGAGCTGGTATGCTAGTAGCATCTATAGGGTTTGGTCTATTCAAACTTGTAGGAGGAGCAACAACAATGGATTATCTATCTGTAGGTATAAGTGCATTAGTACCTCTTGTAGGAGGCATCGCATTATTAGGTCCTGCATTTGCTTCAATGGCGGGTGGAATCGCATTACTGGCTGGAAGTCTATTATTACTCACGCCTATGCTACCAACTCTATTATTACTGGGTGGCATGGCAATGGGAGTAGGAGCCATAATGGGAGTAGGTGGTGGGGATTCAAAAGATTCCGACGACGGTACTAATAAAATTGTAGAAAAGCTTGACATACTAATAGGACTTATGAGCCAAGGTGGGGATATTAACATGGATGGCAAAAAGGTTGGAGAGGTATTAGCCCTTGCTCGTGGACCGATGGGAACTTAATATGGCATTTCTAGAAAACTTAACTAATGATGCCTTTGCAAACAAAATGGCAGACTACTACCACACACACATAGGTGTGGCAGAATTTAAAAACCTCCGTGCAGAGTCTACTAATGAAAGAACGCCAATGTGGTTGCCTCAGCCTTTTATCCAAAGAGGAATCCAAGGCGAAAACCTAATTAATTTTGAAAAGATCAACATCTTTACAGCACCTGTACATGACACAGAAAGGGTAGCTAAGTTTATGGGATCCCCAAAAGGTTTGATATTTATCGCCAAGCAAGTAGGTTTGCAATTATCTAATCCCAAAGGAGAATTCTTAGTCCCAGGGCCTATTAATGCAGGAAGAATATACAATCCTCTTGCTACAGTAGCTCAGATCCCAGCCGGTGCACTTGGTATTCATATTGATCGACATGCTCTAGGGCCCCTTAATCCTGAAGCTCTTAATTATGAAAAAAGAATAAAAGCAAAAACACTTATTAAGAGCAATCGATTAGTTGATATAGCAACCGATTTAAAAGTAGGATATTTTAGGGATTTAAAAACTCCACCTAAAGGCGGTCTAACAGATACTTCAGGGATGACTCGGCTTCAAGCTAGCGTTACACTATTAAAAGAAAGTAATTTTTATTTGGGAATGACAAAAAAAATAGGAGCTATGTCTGGTCTTGGCGGTCCTGGTTCATTATTTGGAATAGGGAGAACGGTTCATAGAACTTCCACAACGACAGGCCTTGATGGATTATACCAAATACATTATAAGGATGGAAGTTCATATAAGGATATGAAATCGGAAGGTGGCCAGTATGTCGGAGCAATTGGGCCGTTAGGTAAGGATGATGCTTTTAATCCTATTACAACTCCCTCTAAAAACAAACCGGATGCCCTTTTAACCTATAAAACCCTAGATTATGGGGGCATTACCAAAGCAGGAAAAGAGGTAGGACTTCCTTCAAACATCAAGTCTTTTTCAAATGACACAGTGTATGACGTAGATTCAGAATCGATGGCAGCATACGGTATAATTAACTATGGTAAAAACGCCGGTGTTTCCGATGATTACGGCTACCACTTCGAGGACGATAAGTTATCATTCAGCAAGGCTGACCAGGAAGCCATGAAGGATTTCATAAAGTTTGAAATCGCAAACAGTTCGGAGACAGTAAAATTCCGGGCTTATGGTTTAGGCTCTATAACAGACAACACATCTTTTAGCTGGTCAGAAGTTAAGTATGCCGGTAGATCAATGGCCCAGCATAAATTCGACAGTGTTTCTAGAGACATCTCCCATGATCTAATGATCGTTTCATTCACCCGTTTAGAAATGATTCGTAACATGGAAAAGCTAAATAAACTATATCAATTAGCTTCTCCAAGTATTAATTCTGTCGGCTATTCCACCGGAGCACATCTTAAATTAACCCTCGGCGACATACATAACAACACACATGTAATAATTGATAAGATAACATTTACTGTAGACGACTCAACATCCTGGGATATAGGTGTAGGGGATAATTCTTCCGGACTTGAAATTCCTACAGTGATAAGATTAAGTTTATCATACAAGCTAATAACCAACGCTGGTGATGGCCTATTTACAAATAAGTCAAACTATTTCTCCGCCAAAAGTCTAAAACAAACGGGTGAGTTTGAATCTGCAACAACGGAAAACACCGATGATTAGATATCCAACCAATATGGAAATCCGTCATAGCGGAAAGCCTAGACAATATAAAAGTAATATTTATCCTCTAATCCCAAGGGACATAACAGACATTTACCTAATAAGTAATGCAGGAGATAGATTAGACATCCTGGCATACAAGTATTATGAGGATCAAACCTTATGGTGGATCATAGCAACAGCAAATGGTCTAGGCAAATCTGGCATGATGGTGCCTCCAGGACTACAACTTAGAATTCCTCAAGACCCATCAGAAGCCCAAGAATTATATATGGCACTTCAGGAGTCAAGATAATGGGTATGCAACAATCAACAGTTGAAACCTTTATAGAAACGGCTCTCACCGCTAGAATTGCTGCGGCAAAAACACCAGGTTCTAACCTAAAGTGGACGACTGCAAAAATGCCTTGGATAAGGTTTACATCCAATGTAACGGGGGTCACGGACTCTACTTATAGGACTTTAGAAAGCCCTGATTACATCTCAGGTCCAAGTGTGATATATGATACATCAGAATCTGGTCGTAACCTCCCAAAGCCAGGAATAATTTCAGCAACGATTAAGCACACGGGAACCCTAAAGACATTGAAAAATGTCGATGTTAAATATAAGTGTTGGTCTATAGGTCAGTTAGTCCAACTAGAACAACTATTTATGTCCCTTGGAAAAACGGTAGTCCTTGAATATGGGTGGTCCAGGATGCCTGATGGCACAGCGGTTACTCATAAAATGTCTTCTGATAGTAGAAACCTCGCCTTTGGCGCATTTGTCAAAAAAAGCAAAGCACTGGCTAAAACTAATCAAGGATGTTATGATGCTGTAAAAGGTGTAGTTTCTAACTTCAAATGGTCACAAGA